GATCCATGTGCCTAAGCCTGTCCGTGGTGATGCACACGCTAAAGCAGAGAACACTGCTGTAACGGTACAGAACGCTACGGAAAGTGAAGTCCAAATTTCAATCAACAAGCACTTTGAGTACTCTCGTTTGATTGAGGACATCACCGACGTACAAGCTCTGGCATCTCTGCGTCAATTCTACACGGAAGACGCTGGTTACGCTCTGGCTAAGCAAGTTGATACCGACCTGCACTCTTTGGCTACTGGCCTTGGTACTTCAGGCACATCTTCAACTACTTATCTGAACAATGCTGGTACGTTCTTCGTAGACGCCAGTAATGGCCTGTCTACTTACACGGCTGACACTGTTGTTCCTGCTGACGTATTTACTGATGCAGGCTTCCGTGGTATTATTCAGAAGCTGGACGATCAAGACGTGCCAATGGAAAACCGTTGCTTCGTCATTCCTCCTTCAGTCCGCAACACCATCATGGGTATTGATCGTTACGTGAGTTCAGACTTCGTAAACAACGGTCAAGTAACCAATGGTCAGATTGGTCAACTGTACGGCATTGACGTATTTGTTAGCACCAACTGCCCTGTTGTTGAGGCTGCTGGCGATAACTCTGCTTCTTCCGTAGACTCTCTGGGAGCGTTGTTGATCCAGAAGGATGCTGTTGTAATGGCTGAGCAACTGGGAGTACGCTCTCAGACTCAGTACAAGCAAGAGTTTCTTGCTAACCTGTTCACCTCAGATACTCTGTATGGCGTTGCTGTACTGCGTCCTGAGTCAGGTTTAACTTTGGTTGTTCCTAAGTAATAACCATCTAACTGGGGGCTGCTACGGTGGCCCCTAGTTTTATTAAGGTATCTTAATATGAGTTTAGTAGCCAGTTTGGTCGGGCCAGTCACAGGCTTGCTAGACAAATTTATCCAAGATAAAGACCAGAAGGCCATGCTTGCCCATAAGATTGCTACGATGTCGGAAGAACATCATCAGGATCTTATGAAGGCTCAACTAGAAGTAAACAAAGTAGAGGCAGGACACTCTAGTTTATTTGTTTCTGGTTGGAGACCCTTTATTGGCTGGACGTGTGGACTGGGCATGTTCGGTAACTTCATCACAATCCCATTTGCTAACTTTGTGTTAGCTCTAGTATCTATAGATATAGTTATTCCTCTAGTGCCTCTAGAAACTATGATGCCTGTCCTCATGGGCATGTTAGGATTAGGGGCTATGCGTTCATTCGAGAAGACACGGAAATAAACAGTGGCAGAGTCTTTCTTTGACATAGATTTTAGTCAAGTACCTGTTGGCATTGCACCCCCACAGCGAATTACTAATAGCCAGCGAGTTACTAGAAGCTCGCCTACCACTACATTAAATGATGTTGTGTATGACTTTAACAAGGATCAATACGAAAACTTAGGCAGCGCAATAGACAGCTATAAAAATTCTTTAGTAGCTGGTGCAGATTACTTTGAAATTGATGATGTTGATAGAGTAGACAGCTATTACGACACTGGCTTTAGGAACACCCTACGCGATGAAACCGGACTTATTTCTGCTTTTGATCTTGTAGGGGGAGAAGCAACTATAGCTGGCGGCGAGATGCCTTCCGACAGGATATTTGTTGACCAGAACACATATTTTAACAGAGTAAAACCCCCTGCTTACCTAAGAAACTTTAGCTCTCCAGCTAATACAGAAACTGCTGTAGCTGCTTATTCAAACATTGGTAATCTACAAAATTCATCTGATATAGCTTCTGCCCTTAGCAATTACTATGGGTATGAAATAACGCCTACTGAACAGAACTTAGGGAGGTTCGGAGGTAATCGTGAGTCATACACAGGATCATCAGCAAGGCAATTATCAGAGTTTCATTCTCTGGTAGAGCCTATTTTATCTGAACAAATACCTTATCTACAGACAGTAGAGGGTTTAAGCTATCAAGATGCTTTACAAGAGGCTTATAAGCGTGACCCCATGTTGCAGGCGTTGTACTATAAGTACGACGTAACTCCTACTAGGTATGGCCCTAATGGGTCTGAGTATGTATACGATCCTTTTTCTTATGGTGAGATTAGGACGCTAAAAGTTGACAGACCTAACTTTATTGAGCGCCTCGTCAAAGCAGCGCCTACATTAGCTCTTTCTTTTGCGTTAGGCCCAATAGCCGGTAGCGCACTAGCATCAACAGGTATTGCAGCGGCAGGAACAACGGCTAATGCTGTTCTATCTAGTGCACTCTCCAGCGCAGTGACAGCAGGACTACAAGGGGCTGATCTTGAGGAAGCTCTGACAGCGGCTGCAATAAGTGGAGGGATGACTTATGGCAGTGAGTTTTTTTCAGGAGTAGGTGGTGCTGAAGCAGGTGCTATAGACCCCACTGCTCCAGAGTTAACTTTTGATTCTATAGATCCTACTGTCCCTGCTTCTGTGTCTCGTGATGTTGTTGATACTGTTACTGACACACTGACTAGTGCAGATAGTTTATCCGCCTCTTATGATGTTTTAGATAGAGTTATAGCAGACATTGGAGTAGATAGTCTTAATGCTATGTCCAATACTGATTTATATAATTACCTAAGCAGTGCTGGTGATATAGCAGGTATCAATACTTTAGGTTTAACTCCGTTTCAAAGAACTTTAGGTTTTATGAATGCAGCTAGACCTTTAAGACAAGATTTAATTAGAGAAGGCATAACTAGTACTGGCCCATCATTTGCACCTGATATTTTTGGAGGTACTGCAACTGAAACTTTGCCATTTGAGTACACTCCTAGTAGAATAGATGTTACTCTTCCCGATACTCCAATTCCAGAGGTAAGGCCAACACCAGTAAGACCACAGACTCCTACACAAACACCCGGAGGTGGCGGTGGAGCATCAGGAGGAGCATCATCAGCACCAGCAACATCGGTAGTTTCCCCGTCTGCTCCTAGTGCGTCTGTAACACCTGTTGTACCACAACCTACATTTAGTGCGCCGGGATCAATTACAGGCTCTTTGTTCTCTAACCTAAGTCCTGCTATAGCGGCAGCACTCGCAGCAGCCACAGAAGCTACACAACCTACAGTAGCTCCTCCAGTTACACCTATAGCTACTACTGCTCCTACAACAGAGCCTACGCCTACTACAACTACAGAGCCTACAGACATCTTAGAGGACACTACTGCTGAAGACACTACTGCACGGTTAGAAGCAGAAGCACAGGCACAAGCTGAAGCAGAAGCACAAAGGCAAGCACAAGCAGAAGCACAAAGGCAAGCACAAGCAGAAGCAGCACGTTTAGCAGAAGAAGCTAGGAAAGCAGAGGAAGCTAGAGCCGCAGCAGAAGCTAGAGCAGCAGCAGAACAAGAAGCTATTGCACAAGCGGAGGCTAGGGCAGACGCAGCGGAAGCTGCTAGGGAAGCAGCAGAAGCTAAAGCAAAAGCAGATGCAGCAGCCGCAGAAGCTGCTAGAGTAGCAGAAGCTAAAGCAGCAGAAGACGCCTTAGCAGAGGCTGTAGCTGCTGGGGAAGCTAGATACGGAGAGGCTGTGGCAGCAGGAGAAGCCTTGGGTGAAGAACGCTTTGGAGAAGGTCTGGGTACAGGTAGAGGACAAGGCGCTGGTGCAGGCATTGGTGCAGGACTAGGCTTAGGTCTTCTTGCCGGTATGGGCGGTGGAGCAGGAGGCACTGGAGGCTATACACCGCCTGACTTTGAAGACTATGACTTTAGAAAAACATATCAAGCTCCTGAACTACTGGAGCTAGCACCCCAGTACGCAGGGTATCAGGCTCCCACTACACTACAGGGACTATTTAGAGGATTCATATGAGTACGCAATATCTAACAATAGTTAACGAGGTACTGCGTAGACTACGTGAAGACGAAGTATCTGCCGTGGCTAACACAGCCTACTCTAAGATGGTAGGCGACTTTGTAAACGATGCTAAACGTATTGTAGAAGATTCACATGACTGGTCTACGTTACGAACAACTATTACTATCCCTACTGTAGCAGATACTACAGAATATAGCTTGACAAATGCCGGAGAACGTGTTAAAATATATAGTGTTATCAATGACACATCAAACTTTTTTATGCGCTATGAGTCACCTAACTGGTTTAACAATGCATATTATATTTCTGGTGAAGTCACAGGTACTCCAGACTCCTATACGTTCAGTGGTATAGACAGTAATGAAGACACTAAGGTACAGGTGTATCCTAAGCCTGACGCAGTATACTCTATGCGCTTTGACTTGATTGCAAGAGAAGCTGAGCTATCTAGCGATACAGACACTACAGTTTTACCTAAGAACGCTATCATACACAACGCTGTAGCTTTGTTGGCTAGAGAGCGTGGTGAGACAGGCGGTACTACTGCACAGGATTATTTCTTAATTGCAGACAAGCATTTATCTGATGCTATTGCAATAGATGCCTACAAGAATCCTGAAGAATTTATCTACAGAGTACCCTAATGGCTGAACAACGTCAGAACATATACATAGGTGCTCCGGGCTTCAAAGGTCTTAATACACAGGACTCTCCTGTAACACAAGATCCTGCTTTTGCATCTATTGCTGAGAATGCTGTTATTGACAAGTACGGCAGGATTGCAGCACGTAAGGGTCTAAAGAAGCTCACAAGCAGTGCCACGCCTTTAGGGTCTAGCATTGGCATAGAGACTATCTTTGAGTATGTAGACGAAAGCGGTGACAAGGTTGTATTCTCTGCCGGTAACAATAAAGTATTTACAGGAACATCGACACTTACTGATGTAACTCCTTCTGGTTATACACCTTCAGCTAATAACTGGAAGATAGTTAATTTTAACAACCATGCCTACTTTTTTCAACGTGGACATGAACCTTTAATTTACACTGATGAGTCTGGCTCAGGTGTCTTGGATAACATCAGTGATCACTCACATTCTACAGGCACTGCTCCACAAGGTAATGAAGCATGTGCTGCTTTTGGTAGACTCTGGGTAGCCGATGTTACTGGTAACAAACACACTTTGTTTTTCAGTGATTTACTAAACGGTCATGCTTGGACAGGGGGTAGCTCAGGTTCTTTAGACTTAACTACTGTGTTCCCTGAAGGCTTTGATGAAATAGTAGCTGTACGAGAGTTTAACAACTTTTTAGTTATCTTTTGTAAAAGAAGTATCTTACTGTACTCTGGTGCATCTTCTCCTTCCAGCATGACGTTAGCTGACGTTATTACCGGCATTGGATGTATTGCTAGGGACAGTGTACAAGCTATAGGTACAGACTTGATCTTCCTGTCTGACTCTGGTCTTCGTAGCTTAGGCAGGGTTATACAAGAGAAGTCTAATCCTATAGGCAATGTGTCTAAAAATGTAAGAGACACAATGATGCTGGCAGTCAATGCTGAGACAAATAACATTAAGTCTGTCTACAGTCCAGAAGAATCTTTTTATCTTCTGTTCTTACCAACGTCCTTAGAAGTCTACGTGTTTGACATGAGGGGAACATTAGAAGACGGTAGCTACAGAGCAACCATATGGACAAGTGTAACTGTACTGTCCGGAGCTAGGCTTACAGACGGTACTTTATACTTTGGTAATGCTAAAGGTATAAACGAGTACGATGAGTTTTTTGATGATACTTCTTCGTACACAATGAAGTATTTTACTAACCCTATGTCTTTTGGTGATCCCTCTAGAATTAAGATGTTAAAAGAAATATCTTTTACAGTCATAGGCGGTTCGGGTAGTCAAGTGGTTGGTAACTGGGCTTATGATTATACGGAAGGTTACAGTAAACAAGCGTTTACAGTAGCCACAAGTTTAATTGCTGAATATGGTGTCTCTGAGTACAATGTGAGCACATCGGAGTATAGTGCAACCATTGTTATTGACGTAGCTAAAGTAAAAGCTACAGGCTCAGGTAAAGTCGCTACTATCGGTATTGAAGCAATAATTAACGGTGGCGCTTTGTCAATACAAGAGTTAAACACTGAGGCAATTTTAGGTAGATTAATTTAATGAGTAATTATACAAAGACAACAAACTTTGCAGCTAAAGATAGCCTACCTTCCGGTAATGCTAACAAGATTGTCAAAGGCACTGAGATTGATACAGAGTTTGACAACATTGCAACTGCATCAGCAACTAAGGCAGACATAGCTGGCCCTACGTTCACTGGCACTGTAACTATACCAACTATAGATCTAAACGGCGGTGCTATAGACGGAACTACTGTAGGTGCATCTACTGCTGCTGCTATCACAGGTACAACTATTGTAGCTAACACTAGCATCAACATTGCGGGTGATGGCGCTACTGTAACTGGTATTAAAGATGAAGACGATATGTCTTCCAACAGCGCAACTAAACTAGCTACACAACAGTCAATCAAAGCATATGTAGACTCACAAGTAACTGCACAGGACTTAGACTTCCAAGCAGACTCTGGTGGTGCTTTAAGCATTGACTTAGACTCAGAGACTCTTACGTTTACTGGTGGTACTGGTGTTGACACAAGTGGCTCTGGTAATGCTGTAACCTTTGCTATTGACAGTACTGTAACTACGCTTACAGGTACACAGACCCTAACCAATAAGACACTTACCTCACCTACTCTTAATACACCCACTATTGGTACTTCGTTTACTATTGGCTCCGCTACGATCACTGAAGCAGAACTAGAGATTCTGGACGGTGCTACAGTAACTACAG